CAAGCTGCCTGGATGGCTGCAAGCCGGTGCAAACGACCCAGTTCGCGCACGCACCAGCGACCTTGCCCATCAGTACCGAGACTTGACCCTCCTGGAGACCTGTAAGCTTGGTCTTCAAGCTCGTGGAATCGATGTCCCCGCTAACCGCGTTGAAATGCTCCAAGCGTCCTTTTCCTCGGGGACTGTCGCCGTTCTGTTCGGTGCGACGCTCGGTGCGAAGATGCTGGAAAGCTACGCCGAAGTCGATGACTTCTCGCAAGGGATTTGCAGCGAAAGCGAGCGTCCTGACCTTGAGGAGCACAACAACAACCGTATGCAAGCCGCTCCGAATTTGAGGCACCACCCAGTCGGTGGGAAAGCCAGCCATGGCAACCGCCGTGTGTTGACTGAAAAGGCTCAAGTCGGACGATTCAGCGAGCAATTGAAGATCGACGAAGCGGACATGTTCGGCGACAACTTCCAGAAGCTCAAAGACACGCCGCAAGATTTCGGCCGCGCTGCTGGACGTCTGCGTCCTGACCTCGTCGCCGCCTTGCTGATGAGCAACCCGACCCTCACGCAGACCGCTCGCGCTTTGTTCAACAGCACCGACGGGAACGCCGCGACAGGTAAGGCCTTGGCTCGTGCGACCCTGAGTGAAATGATCGCACGTTTGCTCAAGGTCAAAGACGGCGACGCTACGCTCAACCTCAAAATGACGCACTTGGTTGTGCCTCCTGATTTGATGGACTTGGCGATCCAACTTTGCTACTCGGCCAATTTGTCGAACGACAGCGGATCCGGTGAGCTCAACCCGATCAAGAAGTACGGCATCACCCCTGTGACCGACGCTCGATTCTCGAACGGATTGGTTCACCCAGTCACCGAGCAAGCGATCGCCGGTTCGGACACCACGTACTACGGCATTTCCAAGGACGGACGCACGATCGAAGTCAACTACCTCCAGGGTGCTGGCCGAGTTCCTGTGGTCCGAACCGAGACCCTGACCGGCGGTGAGTTCGGTGTAGTGATCGATGTGAAGCACTACATCGGAGTCAACGCGCTTGACTTCCGAGCGATGCAACGCTTTGCGGCCTAGTCTTAGTGGCCCGACCATGGGCTAGTCATCGATTCCTTTCGGCAGAGTTTCGGCTCTGCCGTTGTTTACCTCCCTCAACTCTCGACCAAACCCATGCTAATCCGACTTTTTCAGCCTGTAGTTTTTGACGGCAAGACGCTCGAAGGCGAGATCGAAACCAACGGCACGGCCATCAGTGCCGAGTCGATCATCCAGCGAGGCTGGGGCTTAGAGGTTAAATCGTCCAAGGCGTCAAAGCCGTCCAAGGCATCCCAAGAGCCTGTCGAGTCTGATCCTCCTAGTGAAGATCCAGACCAAGACGAAGCCGACGAATCCGATGAATCGGACGAACCACAAGACGAGCAGCCATCGGAGCAACCAGCCGAGCAGCCTGTCGTGGTCGAAGCGCCACCCAAGCCGACCAAACCCGCTCGACGAGCCAGTCGCTCCCAGAGCTAAGTCTTCATTAACCGCACTTTCCTTCCCACACAAAAGAAACCATGGCAACTTTCAAGCAAGAATCCGACTTCCGCCGATTCACCGCCAGTGCTGACACTGTCAACGGAGCCATCGTACAGACCGCTGACGGCCTGGCCGGGATCGTCGAAGGCCTCGCTGGCGTAAAGTCTGGCAAGGTTGGAAACGCTCGCGTCGTTGGAATCGTGACCTGCGACAAGGCATCGGCAACCGTTCTTGCTGCTGGAGCCCGAGTCCAGATCGCCACTGCGACGCAGCTCGTCACAGCCAAGGCGTCGGGCGCTGCTGATGCAGGCAACATTCTGCTCGGTCGCACCGCTGCCGCTGGTGCGGACGGAGCACTGACGGTGGACATCGACCTGAACCGAGCCGCAGTCTAACCAACCACCATGGCCATCAAAGAAGCCGATCTTAAAGAATGGTCCGATCTCGAAGCAAGGCGATCCGCCATGCAGCGAGAACTCACGACCATCAAAGATCGGCAAGGCCAGATCGAAGAACAACTTGAAGCCGAGCTTCGCAAGTCCGGCAAAACGAAAATCACGCGAAGCGGGTTCACTCTCGCTCTGCAACCTGGGAAAGCTTCCGTCAGTTGGGCCAAGGAATTCCTCAAAGCCATGGGCGATGATGCAGTCCAGAAGCTCAAAGATGAAGCTGCTCAGACGTCGGTCAAAGTGTTCGTGTTGGTTCCACCCAAGCCACCCAAGGCCCCAAAGGAATAGATAGCCCATGGGGATGCTTGAGACTGGGACCGCTCACCTTGCCGACTCGATGACCAAACACACTGCGGTGGATGTCCTGTACATCAAACGCAAGATCCAAAAACCAATCAAGGCCACGCGGGGATCAACTCCCTTTGAGGCCTCAGACACCGAGGGGATCATCCATCGGACCGTCAGTCGCGACTACTTAATAGCCAAGACCGAATGGCCTTTTGATGACGACCCAGAAGACGGGGACCGAATCACCGACGCTGGCAAGACCTACATTGTTCGCTCCATGACTGGCCAGCCAGTCTGGCGATTTGCCGACCCTGGCGAAAACATCATCCGCATCCACACCAAGCAGCAATGAGCCCGATTCGTCAACTACTCGCCGACGTTGTCGAAGCACTCGCAGCCGCCGCAGTCGTCGATCCGGAGACTAACTCAGCGATCGATGGAGATACGTTCAAGGTCGATTACTTGCCACGTTTCGAAGCCACAGACCTGAAAGATCTTCGGATCGTCGTCGCACCGAGGCAAAACACATCGACCAAGATTTCCCGCTCAACCCGGGAGTTTGAGTTCGGGGTCCAGATCGCCGTCATCCAGACAGCGGCCAAAGACTCCGAGCGATTTACACAACTGTTGGATCTGACTCACGAGCTCGACGCAGCACTGGCCACGGCCACAATCGACGGGGGAGTGTGGTCTAGGTCCGAAGTCAGCCTGTACGACACCGACGCACTGGAGCGACACGGTGCTTTTCGCAGCGTGATCACTGTCTACTACCGCACCTAAAAAGGAATCGACATGAGCCGAAAAGGACCACGAGCTGGCATCGAGTGCAAGCTTTACTACCAGACTGCGGTCGCCGCGACGTTCAGTGTCACCACGCCCACGCTCGTGACCGAAGTCCAGGACTTAAACATCACCCTTAACAAGACGAAAATCGACATCACCTCGCGAGCCAGCCTGTACAAAGCTGCGATCTCCGGGACCATCGAAGTTGGTTTGAATTTCTCGCTGCTTTACAACGCAGACCCAGACGACGCAATTTTCACCGCCATGCGGACCGCGTTCCTCAACAAAACCATTTGGCACTGGGCGATCATGGACAACCTGATCGCGACTCCTGGCCCAGCCGGATCGCAAGGTCTCACGCTGCCCGGGGAGATCATGGAATTCCCGATCGACCAACCGCTTGAAGGCAACATGAAAATTGACGTCGTCGTTGCGTTGTCCCGGATCAAAGTGGGCTCACCCGCTGCACTGGTCGATCCAGCTTGGTTGATCGTCGCACCGTCCGCTTAGTCCGTTTGAATCACTGATCGTTCCACCCACGCGGAGTCGGCCATGCCACTTCCGAGAGTCCGCAAAGGCAACGAAGTAGCGATCGATTTCCTGGACCATGGGGAATCGTCGCAAGGACCCTTGGAATTCACCGTCTACGGCCGTGTGATTTCCCAGGACAAAGTCAACATCGTGGTCGCTTCCTGGGTCTACTCAGATCCATCGAAGCGATTCAGACACGACGATTACAACGTCACCCAATTCACGATCGTTCGGGGTGCAATCCAAGCGATCCGTTTTCTTCGATAACCTCAATCCCAACGAAGGCAACTCGACCATGCCCAGTTTTATGGATTGCGAATCCCGCTCTTGGGATCTTCGCATCGATGTCGACGTCATCCGTCGCGTCCGCACTGCACACTCGATCGATCTAGCCACCGCACTAGCCTCTTCTGAAACGATCGACCGGCTCACTTCCGACATCGTGTTGACGATCGATGTGATTTATGAGATCTGCCGACCCGTCGCTGAGAAGATCGGAGTTACTTCGGAAATGTTCGGACGCTCACTCGCTGGCGACGCTCTCGGCCAGGCTGTCACCGCATTCGAAGGGGCACTGGTGGAATTCCTCCCGGAGTCCAATCGCCGGGCCACAGCTCGGCGAATCCTCGAGGCAGGAAAGGCACTCCAGACTCAGACGGCACTTCGGATCACGAATGCGATGGACAAGGGACTGCTCGAGAAGGGGATCCAGGAGCAACTGACGAGTCTGGATCAGATGATCGAAAAAGCGATGCGGAAGAGCGCGCCGAGTACTGGCCAACCATCCTCCGACTAGCAGCACGAATCGGGATCGAGCCAGGGCCCTACACACTGCGAGAGCTGATGTGGATGTCCGACGAGATCAACAAAGACCGCTGGGATCGCACCAGTGACCTGATGACCCTGTTAGCAAACATCCACAGTCCGAAGCGAGCTCGCCCTTACAGACGCACTGATTTTCACCCGTACCGCACCGCCAGTCCGCCGCCGAGCATCAGCCGCGCCGAGCTGCATAATTTGCGAGACGGGCTCCCGGTCCACTATGTGACGCTACCAAAAACCGATGCAAATTGACCAACCGACCCTTCGACAATTAATTGCCAACGACCAGCATGCTGCCGCAGCTCTGGCCGATGGCCGGTACGGGGACTGCGCAATTCGGTGCTGCGAGATCGCGCCGCGAGTCCCGCGATCGCTGCCGCTGTCCTTCATGGGCATCATCGCTGTCTATCGCGACAATCTGCAACTTGGCGGAGAGGTCATCGCCGCGCTGCAAACGGTCGCTTACGTCAATCCAATCATCGGGCTCATGGTCTCGTTTATGACCCGCGAAGCCGCCGAGGATGC